GTTTTATTAGTGGTGTTGTAGATCAACACGTTAGTTGCGTCGGGGGGGTTGGGGTGACGTTAGTGGTTAGAGTTCGTCATGAGTCCAGGAGATGGCTCTGCCCATGGTATCGACGGCTTCTATCCGCCGTCGGACCATGTTGACCACGGAGCCCATGATGATGCGGGATGATCCGCGAAACATGTGCCAAGCGATGTCTCGTACCGCATCACTCAAACGCATGACGCCATGAGTAGCTCGTTCGCCAACCCAGTCACTCACAGATGAGTAACCGGGGTCGTCGACGTCAGAGCTGGTCATGTCAAATGCATTGTTGCCCACATTGAAGATCCACTCATAGAACACTACCACCTCATAGTGAAACGAGGTGGCGGCTGGCGCGCCTACTATGCCTACTGCCATAGAAGGAGCAGACGAGCTACCTGACGTAAAGGTCACGGACGGAGCTTGGACTACTGTGTAGTCGTCGCCCCGCTTGATAGCTTTAGCAGTATTCTTGAAGACGGGGTCGTTCATTTGCGAAAGGCCCAGGTCGTATCCGGTAACACTCGCAGACTTGTAATAGCCGGAGAGCGTCGATTGGGCGGCAGCGGTGCTCACCTTGAGACCAGCTGCAACAGCACGACATAGAGTGCCATCCGTTGAAAGCGTAGCTGCAAGGGATGGTGTTTGTCCGTTTGCTAGGGTGGTTAACGCCGTGAACGTAGACAACTGGGTAGCTTGCGTACCAACGCTGGTAGCCGAAGTAGTGGTAATGATATTGATGTCCTTGCCAAAGGCCTTGGGACATACGGATATGTAACCAGCTCCTGACGTGCCAACGTCGAAGTCACCCTCGTAGTAAACAGGAAACTTAAAGCTGTTCTTGCCTCCCTGGGGTACACACGGGAGGTCGGCCTCTTTTAGGGTCCGAAATGGATCTGCAAGGGCCTTAGCATAGATCTCCGCGCACGGAGTGAAGACGGCGTAGACTGTATCCTTTCCAGCAGAGAGGTGAATAGGATCTCCTCTTCTGTTAGAGCGATTGGTCTTTGATGGGCCGCCTGGTCCGCTAGAAGGTTTCTTGGGAGCCATGGTTTGTTCAACTGGGTTTTTGTACTTAAATAAGTAATCGTGACAAAATCTAACAAAATGAACTTTTACGTAGTTCTAAACGTTCCCCGTGCCCCCCGGCACAGATTTACGCAGACACCTCGCGCCGGTCGACCTTTGCGTCGACCGGAGGAGGTATCTTGAGTAATGGTGGGCTCAACAAATCAGCTATAGACTTGCAACCTGCCAACCACTTCTCGAACAGGATGACGTCATAATCAACGACGAGGTCATTCATCCAATCCAAACCATTGACGTTTGGATACTGGTCTGCCTTTTCAGGCCAAGACCATGCCCAGTAGCGCTCACGAGTAACGGGCGCCTTGCTGGACAGTTCTATTACTTTGCGACAGAACGCTCCAATGATAGGAGTGTTCTCATCCGTGAGGATGTAACTCGTAGCTTTCTCCCGTAGTTTCACACCCGCAAAAGTATCCGACACCGTTGAAACGTGGAACTTTGCCAGTTGCCTGTCAATGTCACAACAACTGTCAGTGGAACCATTCCATACGTTGGGGCCGTATTTGCGGGCTAGAAACTCTACACCCAGGTCACCTCGCTTGATTACCGTCGATGTGAGTTTCTGACCGACGGCAGTAGCCATAGAGGTATAGGTCTTAGGGTCCAAGTAGCGTGTAATGCCGTCATCACCGCCATAGATGCCTGGCCAATCCCAGGCATCACGGGGGGTCATGCGCATCTTCCGACAGGTAATGTAGGCGACGAATTTCGACCAGATGGTATTGAACACCGAGGTCTCGGGTGAACCCGAAAGACGTGCGAAGTTCGTGGAGTATTGGAACCCATACGAAGTGCTCGCCCGGCGATTATACTGTTGGCGATGGAGCTCGAGGACCTCCATTCTGTCGTCTTTCCATCCAAGAATGTCATAGAGCTCATCAACCGTGGCCTCACCCGCGGATCGGTAAAGATCCGAAAGTTTGGAAACGAATGAGCGGCTAGACTTCAGGGATGAATGTGCGTCGAAACACGCGCTCAGTATCATAGCTTCTAGTGTCCTGGCTATGTTACTGATGCGGCCGTCCATGCGGGAGAAGTCAGTCAGTATGACGTCCAACTCGCTGCAAACGTCTGCTACGCCCTGGGCCAGCTCCCGAGGGGGCTTGCCGAAGGCGTACCATTCAAACGTTTTGAGATGGTCCGCAATGGCGTACATATAACGTGAGTACTCCATCTTGGCGTATGGAGGAATCATGCTTATGCCACGAGGATCTTTCGTCTCGGTATAGGACTCTGCCTTGATGAAAGAAGAAATAGCACCGCTAGATTTAGGCCCCATGACTGAGGCCTTGTCTAGAATGCGACGCTGGCTAGGGCGGTTCTGTTTTTCGAACACTTCCTCATAGCTAGCGGGTACGAGATCTGCCCGGATGAACTCAACGAACTCCACCATCTCCCTAAGGAGGATGTTGGGAGCGGATAAGTGCTGCGATCTAACAGCAGTTATGCGCTTAGCCACCATTTCCTTCTCTGAATGCCAATCCCGCAGGGGGGCGTGGGCGGCATCCACAAAAGGGGACATGAAGGCTTTCATGCTAACCTTTCCTTCTCCTGGCACGTTGCTGTAACCGTAGTGCCTTACTGCCAGTCCTGGTGGAATGACAATTCCTCTCGATGGGGTCAATGTTCGCAGGTGCTCCAGAAGCATGGCAGCTTCGAGCTTGGTGTCCTGGAACGACTTAAGCGAGGAAAGAGTGGTCTTGACGCCCGAGGTCCGGGCAAGCGCGCTATATTGCTCGAACTCCTCGAGAGGTAGTTGAGTTGAGGCGAAATGCCCTGCCCTGCCAACGCTGACGGTGGACTTCGCGCCTAAATGTTTAAGAACGATAGCGTCGCCCACGGCGACGATCCGACGCTGGAGGCAGGTGAGCTTGGGAGTCAAGAAAGTGAAGGGAAAGATAAACCTTTTGACCGGGGTGAAAAGCACGGACACGTAATGTTCATTCAACCGTCTACGGTCGACAAGGTAAAGTGTCGACTGGATTAGGTTGCTGACTAGGACATGGTCTACGGAGTAGTTCCAGAGCCTGTGTCTGTAGCTGGCCCCCCCATTGACATATACTTCAACTTCATGGTCCTTGTTGAAGGTATAGGTCTTATCGAGGACGGAGTTTGCCGCCACGTCGATAGGTGAAAAGGTATATAAGAGGACGGGATTGAAATGTGACGCGAGAAACGAGTTCATATCCACATAATAATCAACGTCAACCATAGCGATGAGGTCACCGGGTTTTATAGGGTCGCACACGGGGTCGAACGCTAAGTCTTTAGCCCCGAAGGCCAAACGGCTCGATGATATAGCCCCCGTTCGAGGCGATCCTTGGTAGTCGTAAAGTCCACGGCCTAATTGCAGTGCCAGCACCTTAGCATAATGCGTGAAGGCGGTACGGGTGGCTGCAGCGTGGCCGTGGGAGTGATGAGAATCCACGTTGCCTTTCGGAAACACGGAGTCTGCGTAAATCTGTCGCTGTGAGGATGGAGAACGGTAGTGTTTCTCCGTTCCTAACAGCAACAGGGAGTCTCGTAGGTATCTTAAGCGATGGGATTCTCTAATAAGGATCCGAATCAGAAAGATTACGAAAAGAGCCGCGGAGAG